TTGTGTTGGTGATTGCGCTTTCAATTCGTTCGCTTCCGAATCGGAATCTTCTGAATCGGAATCGCCTGAATCGGAATCGTCTGAATAGGAACTGACCAACGCAGCGTATCTTGTTTTGGGGGGGGGGGTTGGGTCGTAATTTCGTCATCGTCTGTTTCGTCGTCGTCGAGGGTGATCACGGGTTCCTGAATGTCAAACTTCTGAATGCCACGACTGATAATATGGTGGTAAATGTCGGCATCCGAAAAGATGTGGCTTTCTGTTTTCCACTCGTCGGTGTTGACAGAACCCTGGTAAAAATTAAGCTCCCGCGTTTTATTGACCAGGTCGCACTTCTCATCGGGTAGCAGGCATACGAACTTATTCTTCGGACACTTCATTGGACATGCATTGGGTGAGTTGCGATTGAGTTGGCAATACAAACGCTGCAATTCGTCCGGTGCACGCGAATTTCGCAGTGGCTGCGAATCTCCAGGCAAATACAACTTTCCAAGTTGATTTCGAACCGCCGATTGAATCATCTGCACCCGTTGAAGCTTCTTGCCGGTTTTATCAAATTGTCCTTTCGGGATAAGGACGTACCTGTTATCCAGTCCACGACTGAAATCGTCGCGTTTGTACGTGTTCAACTCCCACGTTCCAATCCAAATGCCGCCGTCTTCGACGAGTTTTTCGATGCGCGTTATCGTACCTGGGTACGTAACATCACTGGCAGTTGGAAAAAAAAACTCTTTGCCATCGACGTTCTCCTTCTTATAGTGCCTCAGGCATAGTGGGGTGTTGGTCGCCATATCGGGCGTGATCGCGCAGAGTTGTAGCGACTCGCTGTTTTTAAAGGTCGCGTTTTGCAGATGATGGGATGGGATAGACACCTGTGCCGTCTCACCACTCCCATGAACGCGCGGCGATAACATTCGCCTAAAAACCATCGAATTTTTGGTCGAATTCTGCTTGGCCTTGTAAAACCTGTACAAGGTCGAGAACACGTGCTCCTCCATGCGTGCGTTCCAATAATGGCTAGATAGTAGCAAGTAGTCATATTGGATCTTGGCGGTGACCAACGCCGCTCGGAAAGCGCGATGGCCTTCATCGTGCACAGAGCACGTTTTAATCGCCATGGTGAATTCTTTGCTCAGTTTCAGTGGTTCATAACAAGACACTCTGCTTAAAGAGTTGCAATTTTCGACTTCTTTCTTATCCGTCTCCTGCAAGTATCTATGAACCAGGTCGGTGTAGGACGGTATCGAGTCATATACACGCACATCATTGTAAAAGCCAATCAAATTTTTCAAGGCATGTGTCGTTTGATCGACAAAATTTGTACGGATGATATCCTTTTCATGGTCTTTGAATAGGCTGTTTAGTATGGTAGCCTCGTTTTTCCCATGGTTTCCACCGTTTTTTGAATGGAAGACTTTGCCTAATAAAACGGTTCCTCCTACATGCATACGAGCAGAACTGCGATTCGGTGATCGCGGACGACCCGACCTTTGGATTGGCGACCGCATGATTGTGTAATAATTGTTTTTTTTTCAAGCTCATGCTTCCCCAAACGTACCCAAACGAAGATTTTGGAAGGCCGAACCAACATTTCGAAAAGTGCTTCGAACACGCGCTCTGAAATGTTGGTTCGGACTTCCAAAATCTTCGTTTGGGGAGCATAAAACGATTTTAGAAGACAGAACAAAGTTTACCCCTCCCAAACGAAGATTTGGGAAGTCCGAACGAACCTTTTGTAGACCTTTCCGAATGCGCTTTCGAAGCACTTTTCAACGATTCTTAGCCCAAATCCGGTAATCACACCCTTGAAAAGTGCTTCGAAAGCGCATTCGGAAAGGTCTACAAAAGGTCCGTTCGGCCTTCCCAAATCTTCGTTTGGGGAGCATAAGTTCGGTCGAGCATTTTTCGATGCATTTTGCAACGATTCGTCGCCCAAATCTAGTACTCACACCCTCTCAAAGTGTATCCATCCCAAACGAAGATTTGGGATGGAGGAACAAAAGATGAAATCAGGATTTCGAAGGAAGCGATTTTCACGGGCGTGAGTACTCGATTTGGGCTTCTAACCATTGAAAAGTTATGCTCCCCGAACGAAGATTTGGGAAGGAGGAACAAAAGATGAAATCCGGAGTTTCGACGGACTGTTCAATGGTTCGTAGCCCAAATCGAGTACTCACGCCCTTGAAAAGTGCTTCCTTCGAAATCCGGATTTCATCTTTTGTTCCTCCGTCCCAAATCTTCGTTTGGGAGCATAAAAATCCGGATTTCCTCTTTTGTCAATCGTTCGAAAATCTTCGTTTGGGGAGCATAACTTTTAGAATGTCTTTTCGAAGCACTTTTAAAAGGGTGTGAGTACTGTATTTGGGCTACAAATAGTTGAAAAGTGCTTCGAAAAGACACATCGAGCGGTTTAGGATTGGCTCGTTCGACCGTTTAAAATCTTAGTTTGGTGAGCCATATGGGGCAAAGTAGATTCTCTCTAAATGGTATTTGTAACAATCATCACAAGGGCATCACTGTCGCGACATGAGGATGATATGATGCCTGTTACAAATACCATTTAGAGCAGCCGACGGCAACTAGTCCTCTGTTTTTGGACAATCTCCATTTTGAACAATTCATCAAACATTCCAACCTGTTTTTTTGTGGTTGACACTTTGGACGAATTGTTCAAAATGGAGATTGTCCGAAAACAAGGGACTAGTTTCCGACGGCTGATTTAGAGAGAACTTACTGTAAAGTAAAGTCTTCGACCCAAACTCATTGTGGCGAACAAAAAAGTCTTTCGGCCCTCGGTCGAAATGGGTAGTAAAAACGTAGATAAGAACATCGATAAGCACAACAAGCAATGATTTGCGTAGAAAAGTTCATGGAAAGGCCACGAAACGGACAATTATAGTCAGTTGGATGCATGAAAACTCCCAAATTATTGCTTTTGTTATTATCGATTGTTCTTATCTACGTTTTTGATGCCACTTTCGACCGAGGGCTGACAGTGCAATTTTTTTGTTCGCCACAATGCTGGCAGTGCGAGTCACTTTGCTACCGTGTGTTATTTGGGCGTTTCGTCCGGATGCCTACTTGCGCACGGCGTCGTGGACATAAAATGCGGCCAACGCACCCGCCGCCTGCGCACCGATGTACGCAACATAGTTCACCACGTTCCCCGAGTCGGCGTATAACTTGGCGACGGTGAATGCAGGATTTAAATGGGCGTCACCTCCAAAGTAAAGTGCGGCCCATATGACCACTGCAAGGGCGGCGCCGATCGCCACCGCCAGTGTGATTGGGTTTTTCGTCCCAAGCCAATCGACGATCAGAAAGATCGCCAACACAAATGCAAAGGTGCCGATGAATTCGGCGACGTACTTTGTTGTATCCATTTACTGTCATTTTTTTACTTCAAAAAAAAGAATTTTTATTTGGCGGTTATCGTACACGCCGGGTCTCGGCTGTGAGTTGAGACGTCGACGCGTCGAGTCCTTGTCGGAGTCAACAGAACACCACTAGGGCAATCGCACACGCGCTCACCCGGAAAACCCCCGTAGGCCGCATCCTAGTGCCTCGGCGGTGCTAGAGGAGCATTCGCGGCGAACCTTGTGCATCTCCGTCGGTAGAGTCGACGTGACGAAACACAAACCGAGTTGCGTGTTCGGTCATAAACTGCTCACCCTTCTCTTTCGATACATTCCACCGCCGATTGGATGCGTTCCACGTTGCGCCGAGTGGCTTCAGGAACTCTCGAGCCGCAAACGTCGACGGTCCGAAAAACTGGATTTGTGGCGGTTCGTCCTCTACTCGTAGATAGTGCAACTCGACTGGCTTGGGTGCACGCTGGAACGGCGGGCTCTGCGCCTGATGTGCACACTGGCTGTGGATGTGCTCGAGTGCGCTCCGTAGGTCTCCAACGGCCCGGCCCAACTCGGATACGTACTCACAAAGCCCGTCGGTCTTCGATGCGATGAAGGCGATCGCATGCTCGTGTCGCTCGTTGAGGTCGTCGAGGTCGTCGAGTGCGCCGCATAGTTGCAAAGGAATCCGAATCGAATCGTCGGAATCGAGTGGCTCGACGTGGTCATCCTCGATGCGACACGCGTGGCCGGTTGTGGGCGCGCGTACTTGGCGCGATTCCAGCAGCCGACGCTCGTCGAAGGACGCGTCTCCTGCGCGTCGGTCATTCCACTCTTGGAATGTAGCGTCGTCGATTGCGCATGCGCCGTAGAGCGCGTCGAGCAGGCGCGTCCAAAGGTCGGTGTCGTAAGACCGGTAGCGGTCGTGGGTTGCGACGATCGTCGTCCGTTGCACGTCGTCCAATCGGTAGTCGTCGATCGCCTGCACACAGGCGCCCACGCCTCGAGCATGTGCATCAGCCACAAAGGCTCGGATGGCCAGTTCGACGACGACGCTCGAATGGACCAACGTCGAGTCGCCACTCTCCATGCGAAGTGGCGTGGTCGGAGAGTTGCATTTGAATCATTTGCATCGCACGTGCGCGTCGTCCGTCTCAGGCGAGTCCAAATGCTGCTCTGTCCGATTTGTACTTGCCTACCACACAGAAGAACAAACGATTATATCCGCATTTTTCAAAGTCCATTGAAAGGTGTTTCGATGCAGCGACGACACTGACTCGACAGGTAGGACCGTACTAGGACGATGATTTGTGCGTGCGAGCCGTGTTAAAGGGGGTTCGTGCGAGCCGTGTTAGAGCCTTTATGTCCTTGGTGATAGCATGATGATGTTCCTATCGAACTCACAAGATGATGATATCATGACGACTGTGCATGTACTCCATAGGAGTCTACTAGGAGAGCATCACACCAGTCGTGTTAAAGGGCGCTCATGCGAGTCGTGTGAAAAGGGGCGTCACCCGGGCGTGCGTGCGAGTCGTGTTAAAGGGTACACTTTAATCGACATCTCGTTGGTGATAGCGCGAGCATTTTATGCGCCCCAAACGAAGAATTTGGAAGTCCGAACAAACATTCCGGAACGACTTTTCGACGCACTTTTCAACGTTTCTTGCCAAAGTTGAGTACTCACGCCCTTGAAAAGTGCGTCGAAAAGTCGTTCCGGAATGTTTGTTCGGACTTCCAAATTCTTCGTTTGGGAGTCTCACATTTGTCTGTCGAACTCAACTTCTGAGTCACAAGATGATGATAGCATGATGATACCGCTACGATGTGTCTGTCGAACTCACAAGAAAACTTAGACAAGATGATGATAGCATGATGAATCTGATTCGCCACACCCTGTGCGGTCATGCTCGGGCGCCCACCGGTCCTTTGGGGCCGCCGAGCGACGTGCGCCTCGCGCCGCAAACACACGCCCGACACGCTGTTCCGTTTTCCAAAATCTACCCCTCCTAAGATTGATGCTAAGATTGATGATAGAATGAGATACCACAACGATGTTTCTGTCGAACTCACAGCATGATGTTGTATGTCAAACTCACACGAATTGTGTCTTGTCGAACGCACAAGATGATGATAACACGACGATGTGTATGTCTAACTCACACCATCATGTGTCTGTCGAACGCACAACTTCAACTTCGCAAAAGATGATGATAGCCTGATTATACCACAACGATGTGTCTGTCGAACTCACACCATGATGACCGCATCACGATTGTGACAATTTGTGTCCGTAGAAGAGCATCGCATCAAGTCGCGTTAAAGAGGCGTGCTTGCAAGTCGTGTTAAAGGGGCGTGCGTGCGAGTCGTGTTAAAGGGGCGTGCGTGCGAG